GAGACTTCATGAAACAATCAACCGTGGATATTTTATCCATGTCAGATTTGATTTTTTCAAGTCCAGCGGAAGAACCTGTTACACTCCCACCACTGGTGGAGGTAGTGCCAGCTATATTACTGTTTCCCGTTGTAGCATTGCCGCCAATACTGGAAGCAGCAGAAGAAACCATGTCAGCCACATTCTGAGCAGCCTGACTTACCCCCGTAAAATTGGAAAAATCCAACTTCGTCAACCGTCTAAGATTGGAAAGTGTCTTAGAAAAACCCTCTCCGCTTCCTGAGGTTACAAGACTATCTATGGCATTAGCCAACTGCTGAATTTTACCAACCCCGGTATCATCGACCCCGGCGGCAGTTTCGGAAACCTTTTGGAGTTGTTTAAGGCTTTTCACAAGACTTTTAAGACCGTTTTGAGCATCTGTGCTATTACTTTCTACCTCAATAACAATCTTATCCATCGTTCCATCCATCTTGTTTCACCTCCTTTGAAAGTTTCTTATGAGTTGCATTGACCTGTGCTGCCCATGAAGCCATCCTTGCTTTCATGGTTGCGGTCTTAGCCAATTCTTTAGCCTTTTTAATATCCTCTGCTTCTTTCTTTGTGAGGGGGAAAGGTTCAGACGGATAAGGAAGCGGCTTACTTCCTTTCTTTGCAAAAGCATGAAGAATAGGGGTAACATCACAAAGGGCTTCGTAGAAATATGCCCCAAGCATCCACAGCTTTTGATTGTCTCTTTTCTTTGACAGTTCAAATGCTTTACGATAATACTTAGCTTTCATGCAATCGTCATTCCAATACTCATCCCATGTCATACCTATGGACAAGTAATAAGGTAACTGTTCATAGAACTGTTCAGAATAAGAAAAGGGGGCAGGGCTTTCATTCACCCCACCCCCGGCAGGGGAAGCAGAACCAGTTACCAATTCGCTCCCCAGTCCAAGTTTCCCTCAGACTCATCAGACTCACCGAGCAGGGCTTCAATCGGTTCGTTATACATTTCCGCAAGCTTCTGAACAAGTTCCTGCTTGTTCTTCATCTTGGAGAAGATTGTATCAATCACCTCACCCTTAACAAAACGATGATGAGCAAGGAACGCACCCGCAAAGAGAGCGGGAAGCATGGTCATGGGCTTTTCGGCAACCTCAGTAACCTTGAAGCCCTGCTTCTCCATAGTCTCAATGGACTTACGGGTAAATTCCAAAGTATAATCAGCACCCTCAAAGGTGACTGTAATTGTTTTCGCCATGATTGAAACCTCCTATCTGATTAACCCTGTGCTGTGCTGAACGAAATAACGGAAGCGGGCATGATGCTGATAGACATATCCACAACCTCATTAACACCGCCGCCTACCGGGTGTACGGTAAGATAACCCTCAAAAGAGAACTTACCATCAGAACCAGTGGGGGTAACAACACCGCCGATCTCAGTACCGCCGAACCATACAGCAAACATAGTCTTAGAACCCTCAAGGGCTTTCAGGGTGCTGTAATCAGCGGAAGAATAGTTGGCAGTAAACTCAAGACCCTCAACATTATCAATGCCGGGGATGTAAGTGTGCTGCTTGTCAGAAAGGGTGGTGGTCTGCAAACTCTCAGGAGTACCACCAAGGTCAGGGAAGTCCTTAATGTCAATCAGCTTGGAATAGGTGACGGTGCTTCCGCTACCAGCTTCACCTTTCATCAGAAAAACTTTATAGGTAGAAATAGCCATTTCATTTACCTCCTGTAAATTGTTTTGTCAGCACCTATGACCGCTTGATACCTACCGTTCAGCCTGTACTTTGTGGCATCGTCCATGTCCACTGGTATCTTGCTGGTACGGGTAAATCCAAGACCATCCATGATACTGTCAATCGTAGAAAATATTTCTTTACACTCAGATTTTGCACCCGCTTCTTTATTGGAATAAACATTCACCTCATACATGACTTGTACATGGTTTTCGTTACTCCCAGTATCACGGGTTTTTCTGAAAGAATAGTTGTCGGCTTCTTCAATGCAGACACAGGGGAAAGAGGACGGGGCAAAGGTTGTTCTGCCTTGCACTAAAATCCCGGAATACGCACTTCTCAGTGCCGTAGCAACTTTTGTGAAAATAGCATTTTCCGCATCAATCATGCCCGTAAACCTCCTTTGCGATTTCCTGAATTTTAGCCCTCATTTCCTTTCCAGCATCATACATTGCTCTTGCCGGGGGATTGCCGTGGGTTAAGATTTCGCCAGTGTGTTTCCCCTCAGTGATTAACTCACCGTTTGTACCGGGTTCACCTTTATACCTCCAGCTATCAAGCTTACCAAGACCGTGACCATATCCACCCCGAATAGCACCAAATTCACCCGCTTTGGGGTGAGACTCTGTGTAATGAACACCTGTCCCGAACTCTATAAAACTCACGGTACTTCCAACTGCGGAAATTTGCAGGGTGTTGTCTGAAACCCACTCCGGGTCTTTTGGAACATCCACATCTTTGACACCATCATACTGAGCCTGAGAAAAGCGGACTGTTGCCGTATCAATGCCTATTTCAGCAAGTTTCTCAAGCAAAGTGTGTTGTTTATCTTCAATGCGTTTCTGATATTCTTCAAGATGTTGTATAGTTTCAGACAACCCTGTAAATCTAATCCTCATGTCAGCGCACCTTTGTAATAGCGTATGAAATACCGCTATTGAGGGATTTGGCTACCCGTTTTACGATATAGTCAAACAGTGGATTACCACCGCTGTCATAAGCGGGTTGCTTATCCACGAACAGCACAGTGTTCTCATTGATTGGACTATTCTTATCATCAACAATGATTACCTTGTCATAGTCAACGGAATTTCCGAACTGTTCAACCTGTGCTTCACCTTGAGCGGGTGAGATATTCCCTCTGCATTGCACAGCCGTTAGGTAAGTCACCTTGTACTCACCAGTCTCATTCCCGCTGGTGTCCGTGATTGCGGTTTTTCCGCTGTATTGGCAATACCAAAAACTAACCTTGTTCCTTTCAAGGCACTTCATCAAATCACCCCCACATGAGGTACGATTGAAGAAAGCATTGACTCAGGGACACTCGCACTTTCATAGGTTCGGTTGATACCGTTTTCGGAATGGTAGTTTTGACCCTCAGCACCACGCTTGTTCAGTAAGTAGCAAGCTACCTCCAAATGAACATTGTCATAACGGGAGGGGACTTCCGTTATGTCAGTTCGGAAAGGATAAGCTTTTGCAATTATCCTTTCCCCGGCAATGCTGAGGTAGGTGAGCAATGTGCTTTGATTGGTTTCCCCGGTCATTGCACTAAGCCTTGCCAGTTTATCAGTCTCAGTCATATTGCTCACCTCCGATTATCAACCAGTTACTTCCTTGGTATTGACAGGTGCAGCTTCGGTGTTGTTCACCTTGACACCAATATCCGTGGTATTGCCAATATCAACAGTACCGCCAGCAACATAGATTTTCTTGCTGTAGGTGGGAGCGGTAAAGGTGGTTGCAAGACTGGTAATCTTACCGTGATACCACTCAGCACCGTAGTCAAGACCAGCCTGACCGTAAATCTGATACTTGTCAGCAGCACCCGTCTTGCTCAGTTCCTCAAGGAAGAAGTTACCCTTGCCGGGAACAGGCATATAAACGGGAGCGCAAACAGAGGGATTAACCAGCAGGGCAGTACCGCTTGCCACATAGGGGTTGGGAAGCAGACCAACGCTGCCAAAGGGGGTGACAAGGGTATCAATCTTAATACCGTTGATTTCACGGGCAGCGGGGATAACGGTCAGACCGTTTGCCGTAGCATCAGCGTTAAGCTGCATGATGTTCACAGGACGAGCCATCAGAACAAGGTTGTCAGTGGGAGAATAGGCATCGGCAATAGCCTGAACGAGTTCAGCAACCAGCCAAAAGCCAAGTCCTGCGCTGGAAGCGTTCTTAGTGTTGGTAGTAATTGCGGCAGTGATACCACTGGTCTTGTAGGCAACATCATCATAGTTACCATCCTGATACGCACCGTTCAGGAAAGTATACTCAATGTCATTTGCCATTGCCGCCATAGCGTTGGCAACCTGAAAGTCCAGTTCGTTTGCGGGGTTAGCCGCCTGACCAGCGAAATTCAGCCCGGAAAGCTGACCCATGCTGGAAAGCTTACCATAAGAAATGGAAACGGCTTTCTGGAAAATCTGACACACATTGCTTGCCTGAGTGCGGGTAATGAACTCAGGGTTGGGAGCAGTGAGAGAACCAGTCTCAGTGATAGCGGGCTGACTACTGCCGCCGCCAGTGGTGTAGGACAGAGATACCGGGAAAGACCAGTGGTTTACATTGCGGCTCTTGCCGCCAATCAGGGTAGAAAACGGTGTTTTAGTGTTTCCCTTGTTGAACAGCATACCGCTATAGTTCAACAGATTGTGGGAAGTCATTACATAAGACTCATTAGTAGCCATAATAGGTTTCCTCCATTTTATTTATTATTTGAAATTGCTTCCTGCTGCTGTCGCATCAGGGCGGCTGCGGTAACGGAGTCACCTCTTGCAAACGCTTCTGCGATTGCCTTGTCAAAATCAACAGTCCCGGTTGCACCACCAGCGGGAGGTGTTGAAGTTCCTTTCATTACCTCAGCTTTGATTGTCTTGTCATGTGCTTCAAGGAATTTCTTCTGATTACCAAAGACCTTTGCCAAGTCACCAGCGGTAAGAGCCTTTGCGGTTTCAGTCGCAAGTGCTTCATCATATCCAAGAGCAATGAACTGTGCTTTGTGTTCGCTTTCCTGCTTTTCCCGGCGCAGCGTAGCCAACTCATTCTGAATTTTCGTGAGTTCTTCTTCGGACTCAGTTTTCTTCCTCTCATCCTCCGAAAGCAGGGCATTATGCTTTCTTTTCCACTCTGCGGTTTCTGTGGCAGCCTTATCATACAGGTCTTTCTTCACATACCCGGAGTAGTCAGGTTCAGGAACTTCAAATCCCTCAAGAGCCGCTAACTTCTGTTCAGGGGTCATTTCAGCGTAACCACTGATTTTACTTACATCAATCTTTGCCATAACAAATTCCTCCTGCGTTTTTATAGTTCTTCTCTGAACTCCAATATTGTGCGTTTTTATAGTTCTTCTCTGAACTGTGCGATTTTGTAAAGCGGTTTCTCTACCGCTGATATAAAAACCCTTGCGGGTCATATCCAAAAGAAAACGGGGCTACAAGTCACATTGACTCATAGCCCCGGTTGGCTCTTTCCTGCACCCAGTTATGCAGGAGATTTCACTTTTAGTTTACGCTGTATTTCCACAACCACGATTTGCCCGTTTACCTTTTTCAGTTCAACATCGTTTCCTTTTCTCAAAGCTTCCGTGATTGCTTCAACAACCTTTTCAGGAAGTTCAAACTTTGCCATATTTAACCCTCATCATCAAAAGGATAGGGTATTACCCAGCATCTGCAATTTGGATGTTTCGGGGGAATATTAGTGAGTTCATATCGTACCATATCCCTCTTTTTGCAAATCGGGCAAACCTTTTCGTCACGGTTTGATACCCAAATTACTTCATCAACACCCAAATCCTTATAAGCCTGTCTTGCCGCTGCATCAGTTACCTCAATGGCTTCCTGCTTGAGCATCCGGGAAATGACTCTCATTCCCGCATCAATCTCAGCACCACGATTGATTGATGCAATAACCGCTTCTGCAAAACGGGCTTCTTTACGGTCAAATTCATGCTCCCATACATACTTAGTCACTTGACTGTAACCGAACAATAATTCTTCAAACCAGTCAGCGGTAAGATTTCCTGTACCCCCATTATCCTTGTAAACCCGGTTTCCAAGCTTTTCAAAAGCTTTGTAGCTTACATCGTGCAATTCTTCATACATCGTATGGCAGTATGAAATAACCTCATTTTCATCGGCAGAAAGAAGAACACCTTTGGCATTTCCGAAAATACGGATAATCTGCTTTATCAAATAACGAATGATTTTGTCGGTGTACTCATAAGTGAGTACATTCAACTCATCACTTTTCAGCAGAGTCCTCATTCTCGTTTTCCTCATCATTCTCAGAAGCGTTCATATTATCCTCAGCCAACTCTTTTTCCAGTTCGGCTTTTCGTTCCTCTGCATACTCTTTACTCATCGTATAAGCCACTTCCGGGTCAACGAAAAGTCCGCTATGCTCAAAAGCCAAACGGGGATGAACCTTATCACTGGAAAGCAGAGAAATAAGAACCTGAGCCTTTTCCTGAATGTTTTCGTAATTTCTGCGAGTGAAGCGGATTTCAATATCAGACAGCTTCAAACTCATGTCCCTGAGAGTATTTGCAATACGGATTACAATTCTCAAGAACCTCTTTTCCGATTGCTTGAACATGAGTTCTGTATCTTTCGCTCTTGCTTCGGCAGCAGACCACCCATCACGCATGATTACGGCAGAACCCGTATCAGAGGTGGAAGAACCACCGTTACGATTGGGCATACCGCAAATGGTCAGAACGGTTTGATACATATAGTCCACAAGAGTTTGGGTTTGAGTCTGATTAAGTTCCTGAATGAGATACTTCACATCCCCGTCAGCCGGGACTTTAATACCGCCCTTTTGTTTGAGTTGGTCAAAGTCCTCAGACTCAATATCCACACCCTTAAACATCAAGAGTGCCTGAATGAACTGTTCGATACCATCAATACGATTACTGGAAACCTCATTGATTGCATCCAGCAAAGGGAGAACAATCTCAAAAGCACCAAGCCGGGAAGTATTTGCCGGGTACTCAACAATGGGAATATCACCCAAAATGTGGCTATTTTGCTTCACAATCTTCCCATCCACTACCTCAAAGTAATACTTGTCGGTGTAGATGCTGTAGATAATACCGTGTTCCTCTGTAACCACATACTTAACACCCATAACGGGCTTATTCCCAAGTCCGCTGTGATACACTACATAAGAGTACCGGGGGTCAAGCGTATAGATTTCAAAAGGTGCTTCATCCTCATTATCAAGAGGGTCGGGGAGAACCATACGGAAAGCAGTACCGCAAATAGTGAACCAGTCTGCCAGTTCCTTGTCCTTGGCAGCTTTGTCCTCTGCAAAGACAAACTCATTGAGTCTATTGATTAG